AACAGCTTTCTTAATAAAACCACCTAAACCATAGGCTTGTCTAGGGTCATGAACCATCATACCCCGATTGTACATCTGTCTTGGTTGTTGCATTCTTGAAATTGCCATAAATTTATCCTTAGTCTATCCGTTTTACTTTGTTTTACTAAACAAATCAAGAGGCGGCATGATAACTTTTACATCCTGTGCCATCTCTTCTGCCTTATAACCCTTGGCTTCCCAGTCTTTTCTTTCCTTAAAAACCTCGCCGGTCTTAAGGTGTCTGTATGTCTCTTCTACCTTAGCGTCATATATTTTCATTAATCCACCTTACTTTTGTTTATGTTTAAATAACTTATAGCTATGTCAAATGAATCTGTGGTACTCGATTGTACCGTAAAAGAACTACCACCCTCTACTATTAAAGGTTGTGTCAATAATTCTTTTGTAACATTAGCAGCAAGTGCTACTGATTTAATAGCTGTAATACTGTTATTAGTTACGGTCACCGTTGGTGTAGACGCAGATGTAACAAGCAAAGATTTAATAATTATGGTTTCATTTACCAAAGGATTACCTGCTCCAAACGGAACTAAAGCATTACCTGTTGTATCGTTATCTATACCTTTAAATTTGTATTGATTTACTACTGCCATTATTCTAAAAAGAAACTCTTAGCTTCTATCTCCTGTTTTACTTCTTCTTGAAAAGAAGAATTTAATTTTGTAATAATACCATCAAGGTCTCTAATTAATGATTGAATATTTTTTTGTTCATATTCTTTAGCCGCTCTCGTTAATGATTGTACAATTTTTGCCATTATAAAATACTTGCTAAGCCTCCGTTTTTAAACATAGCTCTGCCGCCATATGCAAAAGCTTTTTTAAGAGGTTTTTGATTTATAAAATCCTCTTGATTTTCTAAAAAACCTTGCTCAAGCGCATTTCGAATAAACGCTTCATTTTCTGTTGCATTTTTATTTTTATTTTGTAGTAATTGATTTAATTGAGATTCTGCACCTAACCCTTTATAAAAGTCACCTTGATTCATACTAGTAGCATTTTTTCTAAATGTGTCTAAAGCTTTTCCTTGTGGTGTTAAATTGTCAAAATAACTATCTTCAGCAGCACCAAGACCTATTAAATCTTCTTTAGTATTAAACACTTTTGCAAGTTGCATATTCTCTGGAACTTGAGATGTTATTCCAAACATATTTTCCATAGTAAATTTTGGATTGTCAATATCTTCGTCAAGATCTGTATCATATCTATTACCCAAAACAGTTTTCATAATATTATCTTGGTAACCAAAAGGATTTTCAACATTAGTAGGGGGAGTATTATCTTGGTAACCAAAAGGATTTCCAACATTAGTAGGGGGGTTATTACCACCACGAAACTGTATATCAGAATTATCACTAGGGTTATTGCCACCTTCTCCTCCAGTATCACCTGGTCCTGGAGCACTGGTAATATTACCCATGGCAGCACTTTGTGCTTGGTTTTCTTCATTCCCTTGACTCATACCACCACCTTGTAGTCTTGCTCTACCACCAAAAAAGTATCCGGCTCTACCACCTTTTTTAAGACCATAAGAATATCCGTCTTTAGCGCCTGTTGTTGCTGTATTACTATAAGTAGCTCCGCCTGTTGTTGCTGTATTACTATAAGTAGCTTTGCCTTCACCTTTATTTTTATTCCCATTATTACTAGGAGTTGTAGTTTTAATTTCAGGTGCAGTATCTTTTTTAGTATTTTTTTTAGTATCTTTATTTCTGTTAAGGTAAGCCGATAAAGTTCTATAAGATCCAAACGAACCAGGTTTAGCTCTGTCAAATCTGTTTGTACCATAAGTGGGACTTGATGGATCATTATCATAAAACTCATTTACTTGACCTGGATTTGCATAATTGACTCCGTCTATAGTATATACCCCACCTTTAATATTTCCTCTTGGATCAAATTGTTCATAGCCCTTACCACCAGCATTTCCAAGAAATGAAGCTGCTGCTGCAAATGGTCCACCCATAGCTGTTGCTGCCGCCCTAGCCCAACCGGGAAGATTTGAACCCACTTGTTTTGCTCTACTAATCATGTTAGCTATAAAACTTTGTTTATCTTCTTCTTCTTCAAATGCTTTTTCACTGTAGGGATCATCACCTTGAGCCATTTTTGAACCTCGGTTTAATGCTGGATCACCTTGTACATTTACATCAAAAACATTATTTTGACCCTCGATAGTAGAAAACCTATTGTCGTTTGGATACGTGAAATTTATGGTTTTAGTGTTAGCTTCTTCTGCTGCTAATTGTGCAATCATATCTTTTTCATCTTCAATACTTTGATTAAATTGTTTACCTTGAAAAGTGTTACCCTTATTTAAATAACTATTATTAAGGTTTTCCATTTGTATAGAATTATCAGGAAAAGAGTTTGTGTACTCAAAACCGCCTTCATTACTTTGAAAATTACCTGGATAAGTTGCACCTGCTTTTGTTAACATTTGTTGTGCTTGTTTAGAATCAGAACCATATTTTCTAACCATATCTACATAATTAAATTGAGGAAGGTCAGGAAGAAAAGAGTTGTCGTACCTAGTTTCTCCACCACCACTATTTGTAAAAGCATTTGTATTAGTTATTCCACCGGGTACCGGCGCCACAGGATCTGGTGCTACAGGTAAATTATAAGGGTTCTGTAAATATTTTTGTTTAGGTATGTATAGTAAACCCGAGTCTCGTATCTCTTGGTCAGTAGCCATTATCTCATTCCTCCTGGTGCAACGTCTAATCTAAATGTTCCTAGTTTCCAATCTTCATTAGACCCTGTGTTAGAAACTTTTAATGCAATAGACCTTGCTCTAATTCTAGTACTTTTAAAAGTAGTAGTTGAATCAATTGGAAAATTTGTAGTGATAGGTGTACTGTTAGGGTAAGCTCTAGTTGTAAAACTAACTTGAGTAGTACCGGTTTGATTTATAAAATCTGGTATGAATCTGCTAATCCTCATAATGTATTCACCATCTCCTCTAAGGTCCGGTGTTCCCACAGCTTGACCTGTATTACTTCTTTTTTGAGTGATGTCAAAATCACCTGATAATATGTTTGCTTGGATAGCTGTTACAACTCCCCCTGCATTTACTTGATCGGTCCCTGTTTCCTGGTTATAGTATATAGTAATCCCATCCGTATTACCAGTAACATCATAGGAATCGTTATCGGTAGCAGTATAGTAGGTTGCGTGAGGTCTGTTAAATACAGATGAATCTTGCCATGCTGTCCTAGCTAAACTACCTGTAGTCCATATAGGTTGTTTTGCTGATGAATCTAAATAGTTATACGTGACTACTCTATCTACTAATTCAGAAGAACCACTACAATAGAACCAGTTTATTTCACCAAACAAATTATTTAGTCCACAGTTAATTAAATCACGGGCAGTGTCATTAACACTATCATAAACATAGTCTTCAACAAGACAAGGCATAGATTTTAATTGACCATCGTATGTAAAGAAACCATTCTCAGACATCCAATAAGATGCTCCATCAACTTCAATACATGCATTTTTACCAAACAATCCACAGTTAGTCCCCACCTGTTCAAAGGAGAAAGTAAAAGGTGCACCAACAAATCTCATTAAAAATAAAGCTGTGTCAGACCATACGTAAATTGCATCTCTACCTTTTATGGCTCCCATAATTTTAGAACCATCTGCTAGTCTTTGTGTACCTGCTGTGTTTTCTGCTTTAACTGTATATGAATCAGTTTGATCTATACTTTCTTGATCAGAGAACCTAATAAACATATCATCTTTAGTAGTAGGATCTCCTACAGTAGTTTCAGTTCCAAAGAATACTAAGTGTCTGTCCGGAGTTGAAACTAATACATGACGTGATGCAGTAGGGGCATTAGGTAATACAGTAGCTCTTATGCTTGTTGCATTAGTAGCGGCTGCGTCCCATTCAAAACATTTACCATTATAGATAAGTGCTATTAATTTAGTACCGTAGTTATCTAAAACCCAAAGACCTGGATCAATAGTAAAATCAGAAGAAGCGGCACCACCCCATCCAGCATACCCACTAACATTAGTAACCGTGGCTCCAGCACTGTGGGTTGTAGCAGTAGTGCCGGCAGCCCCTCTAGCACCACCGGTTAAAGTGTTTGTTGTTGTATCATTATTTGTGTAACTAATAAATTCATTACCAATTTGTATTGTTCCTGCTCCCGGAAACGCTCCGGTACCGGCTAATACAACTGTAGTCCCTGTTGTATTTGTTAATGCTGTTTGTAAAGTACTTGTTGCAGCACCTAATTTTAATCCACCAAATAAACCAGTACCAAAACCAAAACCACCTAATTGTTTAGCAGGTCCTACTCTATAGTAACATGCTACTTTTGTAGATCCGGCAGTACTTAACGGAGTCCCTGTCTCATTAGCATCCATTGTAATTGTAAAAGTCGTTGTACTTGGCACGGACGTGACCATAAATTTTTGATCTTCAAAAGTATTATTTGTAAAAGTAGAACTACTTAAACCAGTTACATCTTCAAATAATACAATATCATCTTCTAATAAACCATGAGCCCCAGTACATGTTATTGTAACTGTTGGGCTGCTTGATGCACTTGTAAAATTAGCTCCTGTTAAAGTAACTCTTATAGGATGGATGTCATAATATTGTTCACCTGAATAAGCATATAAAATTCTATTAGTTCCTATTGCTGC